AATCCTTTATTTGACTCAAAGGCTAGATACTTTATTATAACAGGAGGTAGGGGTTCAGGAAAGTCTTTTGCAGTTACAGTCTTTCTTACACTCTTAACAATGTCAAGGGGTATAAGGGTTTTATTTACAAGGTTTACAATGACTTCAGCTCACTTGTCAATCATTCCTGAGTTCTTAGAAAAGATAGGATTACTTGGATTTGATGAAACCTTTAATATCAATAAGTCAGAAGTAGTTAATGCTAAGAACCAATCAGACATTCTTTTTAGAGGTATTAAGACATCAGCAGGTAACCAAACTGCAAGCCTAAAATCTTTACAAGGTGTGAGCACGTGGGTACTTGATGAAGCTGAGGAACTTGTAGATGAAAATATATTCGATACTATTGATTTAAGTATAAGAGAAAAAAATATACAAAATAGAGTAATCTTAATTTTAAACCCAACAACTAAAGAGCATTGGATATACAAAAGGTTTTTTGAGGACAAAGGAGTAGAAGGTGGTTTTAATGGCGTTAAAGACAATGTATGCTATATACATAGTACATACTTAGATAATGAAGTTAATCTATCTGAGAGCTTCCTAGACCGCATCAAGAGTATAAAGCATAATAACTTTAAAAAGTATCAACATAAGATTCTTGGAGGGTGGTTAGCGAAAGCTGAAGGAGTAGTCTTTGAGAATTGGAGCATAGGAGAATTTAATCCTGATAACTTACAGACTTCTTGTGGCATGGATTTCGGATTTAGTGTGGATCCTGACTCACTTACTGAAGTAGCTATTGATAAGAAACATAGAAAAATATACTTAAAGGAGCACATCTATCGGAATGGTTTAAAGTCCCATGAACTAGCTAGGATAGTGTTAGATAAGGTAGGGGATAAACTTATAATAGCAGACTCAGCAGAACCTAGACTTATAGAAGATTTAAGACACCAAGGAGTAAACATTAAAGCTGTAAAGAAAGGGACTATTGAAAGTGGTATTACTAGGATGCAAGATTATGAATTGATAGTAACCCCTGAGTCAACTAACATAGCTAAGGAGCTAAATAATTATATATATTCAGATAAAAGCTCAAAGCTATATGTAGATAATTATAACCATGCTATTGATGGTATTCGTTATAATGTGATATACCACTTAGATAATCCAAATGCAGGTAAATATTATGTTCAATAAAAAAAAGGAGCTACCAAATCTCACAATTAGTAACTCCTTTTCAAAACAGAAAACAGATAAGAAGATTGCAAACATACACCTTTTAAACTAAATAACAACTTTTTCTATTATATACTATGCAAGTAAACATTGAGCAGGATGGTAAAAAAAATAAATTCAATCTAATTAATAATTGGGATGATGTTTCTTTAGAAACCTATGCTAAATTAATTGACTACAAGAAGGGTAGTAAAACATCAGATGCTATTCATATACTACAAGTAATGACTGATGTACCTGATAAGTTCTTGAAAACTTTAGAACTACAAGATGCTTTAACTTTACTAGCTAAAATAGCTGTAATACAAAATGATGAGGACTCGCAGTTAAAAGAAAGATTTACAATAAATGATGTCACTTACGCATTCCATCCTAAATTAGATAATATTACTTTAGGAGAATATGCAGACATAGAACATTTTATTGAGTTAGGGTTTCACGAACACCTGCCTGAAATTATGGCGGTACTATTCAGACCGATAACAAAACAAAGTGCTGAAGGATATACTATTGAAGCGTATGATGGGGAGATAGAAGAAAGGACAAAGATATTTAAAGATATGAAAGCTGAACAGGTGCAAAGTGCATTGGTTTTTTTTTGGAGTTTAGGCAGCGAACTATTACTAATTTTGAAATCGTTTTCAATACAGGAACATCTGAAAGTGAGTCTAAAGGATTTGATGGAGATTTTGCCGATAAATGGGGATGGTTCGGAGTAATGTATAGGCTCACAGATGGGAAAATTCACGACCTAGAAAGGATTACAAAGCTAAGTCTTTTGGAGTGCCTTACTTGGTTAAGTTATGAAACAGATTTACAAGAAACAAATAAGGTTCAATTAGACAATAAACAATAAATGGTAAACAATAAAACATACAACAACACTGTAAATACTCTTTTACGAATAGGGGAATACCATGAGCAAATACATAGTACCTCAGTTGGAGATATTTGGAAGGTTAACATAGAAAAAATGCAAAAGTTTCCTTTAATGCATATAAACCCTGCTGATGTTCAAGCAGGACAAGGAAGCCTTATATATAACTTTCAAATTTTTATCATGGACTTAGTAGTAGAAAGGGAAGATTGGACTATGAATAATAAAAAAGCAGACTTTAACAAACTTGTAAAAGATCTTAGTAACGAACAAGATGTATTCAATGAAACACTACAAATAGCAACAGACTTCATTAGTATGCTAAGACATAGTAAACAGCAGTCATTAGAAGGGGTTAATAATATAAATGATGCAATCTATTTTACAGATGGAGATTTTACATTACAACCTTTTCAGGAACGATTTGATAATCTACTTTGTGGGTGGGTGTTTAGTGTTGGGATAGAAGTTACAAATACCTTTGAAGCATGCACAATACCTGTTACTAATTTAGGAGCAGGGTATTAATGAAGTTTAAAATAGGTAGGTGGGCAATAGAGATAGGATGGAAAAAGTTTAAAATAACAATTAATTTATAAAAAAATAACATGGCAAATTTAGTAACAACAATTACCGAGTCGGTAGTTTTAAATGGAGCCCTCAGAGGTTCAAGTAACACTGTAACAACAGCAGGAATAAATGATGTTATGGAAAGAATATTAGTGTGTACTGCAGCACAGAAAACTACAATTGCAGTATTTGCTGCAAATGCTTATACAACTGCAGGGGCTATCAAAGTAGCTGATGTAAGATATGTTAGAGTAACAAACTTAGATGAAACAAATGATATTCAATTAGCAGTAACTACAGCAACTACTAATTTTGAGATTTTAATTTCAGCAGGTAACTCTTATGTAATGTCTGTATCTTTATTATCTGTTAAAGGAGCAACAGGAGTGCCTACATTTGGAGCAGGTGGAACTTTAACAAGTTTAATAGTACAGCCAACACATGCTACAGCAGATGCTTCAGTAGAGCTATTTGTAGGATTAGCATAATGGATTACCCTTCACTTGAAAAATATCTAAATTCTTTTGGGAAGCAGGTTGTAAATAAAGCAAAAGGTATTCTCCAAAGAACAGGGAAAGGTGGGGGTAATTTAGATAAATCTATACGATTTAAAGTTACAGATAGTGGAGATGGTAAAACTCAGGACATAAGTTTCTACATGGAAAGCTATGGGAAGTATGTAGATGCAGGGGTATCAGGAGCAGGTGGAGTAATAAAATCAGGTAAACATAAAGGGAGCTATTCAGGACAGCAGACTTTTAAAAACTACAAGGATGCTGTAGTACCTACTCCTTTTAGGTATGGTAGTGGGTTGGGGAAAAGGAATGGTATTTATAAAGGAATAGGCTCATTTATAAAGAAGAAGGGTATGCAGCCGAGAAATGAAAAAGGTCAGTATCAAACTACAGTAGGGTTAAAAATAGCAATAGTAAAAGTCCTGTGGACAAAAGGTATAAAAGGTGTAGAGTTTTTTCAGAAACCTATAAGTTTAGGACTTAAAGAATTTAAAGATAAATTACTTACAGAAATCAAAGAGGACATCATAGAAGAAATAAGAAAACAAATAAAATAAAACAATGGCAACAACTATAATACAGAAACCTCTCTACCCAACACTTCCTGTAGGGCAACCTGTAATTTTTACAGTAGAAAATAATGGAATAGTTTATGGGCAGGAGCAGGTTAAGTTTACGGCAGAAGTTCATATCAGTGATACCATTACACCTGATTTAACCTCTACCACACATATAGTAGGAACATTTAAAACTACACCTAATAATGCAGGTTCAGGTATTTTTGATTTAAGCTCTGTTATAGAAAATTATGTAAGTGCTGACAATGTACCAATAAATGAAAGCCTGTGTACTTATAAGACTCTTGCACTAAATAAATTCCCTTCATTGCCTATCCACTTAATAGATAAGTATTCAGGAAATAAAAATACTGCAAGATGGTTGGCAATAAAATTTAAGGTTGAATACTTAGATTTGGATGTTACAAGTAATACTTATAATCAAATTATAAGTGTAGAAGAAATAAATACGCAAGAATATATTGTATTCAATGGCTACTTAAAGGAAGATGATGAGCTAGAAGAAGCATTATATACCAATAACTTTGGATATAATTTACAAGACTTTTATTTTATAGAAAACAAAGAAAGAAAGTTTTTAAGTAATGCTCCGCTCATTCAGTATGCTAACATAGATGATTATGGAACCGTGGCATTAGATATGAGAAACCCCATAACAAAAGGATTTACAAGCCCCGGTACAGCAGGAAGCTCAGGAGTTAGAATTAAGTATTACGACCATGATGGTTCTGCCCTAGGTTCTGAAGTAGTAACTCATAATGTTATAAATGGAGGTTTTAGTTATGCAAATGCTAATATATATTCAAGGATTTTATATTTAGGCATTTTCCCTGCAAATCTTAAGGGGTGGAGTACAATGTTTCAGGGGTATGTAACAGCAGGAACTGTTGCAAGTTATACATTGGCAGTTGTTACAGGTGGATTAGTGAACATGTCATCAACTTATCAGATTAAAATAAACTGCCCTACTTTAAAAGGTTACAAGCCTATCAGACTTACTTGGTTGAATCAATGGGGGGCGTGGGATTACTATACATTTACTATGAAATCTTCAAAATCCCTTACAACAAAGAAAACAAAATACCAACAGTTAGCAGGAACATGGAATGAATCAACATATAAGATAAACGGTTACAAAGGGGGTAATAAAACCTTTAGGGTAAATGCAACAGAAGTAATTAAAATGAATACAGACTTTGTAAATGAAGATGAATCAGCATGGTTTGAAGAATTAATTAACAGCCCTGAAGTATATTTATTAGAAGGATTTCAAGATGACAAAGTAAGTACATCTACAACATCTGCTTTAAATAAATATGTAACTCCTGTAATGTTAAAGACATCACAATGGACAAAAAAAACAAAGGCAAATGATAAGCTAATACAATACACATTTGAAGTTGAAAAAAGTAAGACACTTAGAACACAGTCAATATAATGAGTGTTCAACTAATAATACAACCTCAGAATTATCATGGTTTTAGTAATTCAAATAATACAGCTAACCAATTTTTAATAGATGGTATTGATTTCAATAATGTCAATACTTCAGTAAACACAATAGCAGCTAATCCTTTGCCACAGGTTGCTATTAACCTTTATAACCCCACTATGTCTGTTAATACATGGTATCGATATTATGATATTTTATCTACACAGGTAGTTAAGGTAGGTGCATATTTAAGTATAAGTTCAAGTGCTTCAGCTAAAAATAATGGAATTATTCAAAAGCTATCTAACTTAACAATAGGCTCAGTATATAATATAGAATTTAATACTCATCTAATAACAGGACAAGCAAGTATATTAATTTATTCAGGGACTATATTACAAAGTACAAATGCATTATCAGTAGCAGGTATTCAAACAATACAATTCACAGCAAATTCTACTGAAGATACTATAGTAATAGCTAGTAGGTACACTACTACAACTAATCTTTTACAATTAAATTCAATTAGTGTTACTGCAGCACCTTCAGAAGTAATTCAGTTTTATGGAGATGGGCAGGTTATTTTAGATTTATATGAAGATGAGAATTTACCTTTAACTTTTAGTGTAGATGATTTTAAAAATGTAGCTGAGAATGTACAGTCTTACTCCAAGGCTTTTAAATTACCTGCTACTAAAAGGAATAGTCAAATATTCGATAATATTTTTGAAATAACAAGGTCAGTAGAAAGTAGGGGAGGGTTGCAATTCAATCCTTATAAAAGATCTAAATGTATATTGAAACAAGATGGGTTGCTTTTGTTTCAAGGATTTTTAAGGCTGCTAGAAATATCAGAAAAAAATGGAGAGGTCAGTTATAATATTAATCTATATGCAGAAGTAATAGCACTCGCTGATACTTTGAGGGACAGGACATTTAGGGACTTAGATTTTTCAGAGTTAGCACATACTTACAACTATAGCTCAATCAGGGATAGTTGGCAGGGAATTTTGCCTGTAGCACCTCTACCTGTAGGGAGTTTTGCAGGAGCAGCAGGGGCAACAGTTACAAATGTTTTAAAGTACCCTTTTATAGATTGGAACCATCAGTACACTTATACAAATGGAGGAATGCCAAAACTACCTACAATAGAAACAGCGTTTAGACCTTGTATAAGGATTAAGTATTTAATAGATAGAATATTTGAAGCATCACCTTTTACATTTACATCTGATTTCTTTAATACCTCAGAGTTCAGTAGGTTATACATGGATTTTAATTGGGGTTCAGATAATGGACCTGTAACATTTAATGATAATGGAGCAGGAGATATTGGTACAGACCAAATAGGAACAGGCACATTTGCTACAATTATTACTGATGCAGGTTCAGGAGGAGGTGGTGGTAATACTTTCGGATCTAATTTAGGGTATAGTTCAGGAGTTTATACGGCAATAGCAGAGAACCAAACTTACAGTATAAATTATAAATACATATATGAAGTAACAGGCTCAGGAAATTGGGAAATAGAAACAGAGTGGGAAGTAGTTAGGGCATCAGGGCTTGTAGAGTTACCCATAAACAATACAATAACATCCGGAAGTGGTATATCAGGATTACTACCACAGATAGCAGGTAATTTTACAACAATTTTAGATATTGGTGATACATTAAGACCAAAATTCAAAGTATCAACTACAGGAACAAATGTATCAACTTTATTAGCCATAAGTGGATGGGGGTTAGGACAAACTTTAGCAACTACAAGTTCTACAGCAACTACAAGTGATACAATGCTACAAAGATTAAGAGGGGATTTGAAACAATGGGATTTCCTAAAGGGGCTTTTAACTATGTTTAATTTAGTAACCCTACCTGATGAAGATAACCCTAATAATATTAGGATTGAACCATATACTAATATATTTATAAATAACCCAAATAGCAAGCAATTAGATTGGACAGAAAAGGTAGATACTTCAGAGATAAAATTAACACCTTTAACAGACCTAAATAAAAGTACTTTCTTTAAATTTGTAGAAGATGAAGATGATTATGCATTTAATAAATATAAAAATTCAGTAGGTGGTCATTTATACGGAAGTCAAAAATATAATGCAGGTAATGAGTTTAATATATTAAGTGGAGAAAACGAAATTACTGCAGACCCTTTTGCAGCTACATTAATAAAGCCTTTAGATGATGATTACCCTGATTTCATTACCCCTGCTATTTATGCTATGAATGATGATGGTCTATCGGAAGGGTTTGATAACAGCCCTAGGATTTTGTATGATAATGGGGTAGTAGATATGACAAGTACAACCTATAGTGTACCTGCACAAAGTGGAAGTGCAGCAAATGCTTTTGAAAGTGAATTTTTACAATTCAGCCACTTATCGGATATACCTACTGTAACATCTACCCCTCCTTCAGGTACAGATACTAAAGATTTTCATTTTGGTGCATGTCAATTAATGACAGGAGTAGGGGCACCCACTGTAAATAATTTATTTAATCTATATTGGCTACCTTACTATTCAGAACTTTACAATCCTAATACGAGGACTATGGTTATTAAAGTAAATTTAAGCCCTGCAGATATCAATACATTTAATTTCTTTGACACAATATTAATTAAAAACCGAGTATTTAGAGTGAATAAAATTGACTACAAACCTAACAACTTAGCAAAAGTTGAATTTATACTTATACCATAATGTCAAAATATGATACAATACAATACATAAAAGGTTTTAGCGTAAGACCTTCAACAATTTCAGGGCTTGGAATTGTAACATTTGATGATGGGGTTAATTTAATAACACCTAATCAGCTACAATGTGAAGCATACGGTTACACGTACAACAAAGCAGATGGTACATGTTCGGTGTTTAATTATAGCACAAATCTAATAAGTAATTTTAGTAATGAGAACAACAAAACTTTTGGTTCAGGAAACTCTACACAAACAGGGACAAATAATACCTTAATAATGGGTGAAAATAATATTGTTAGGGGTTTCTCTAGGAATAGTATTATAACAGGTAACAAGAATGAAATAGCCAATGGAGTAAACAATGCAAATGTATCAGGGGTTTTGGGGGAGTCAACAGCAGACAACTCTATAGTATTAGGAGGTAATGCTTTTGATGATGCTTTAGGAGAACGACAGTCAATAACTTTAATGTATGGAACAGCCACTACAGGAAGTAGCACAGTAGATTCATATTTAAATAACACAACAGATAGTTATTTTACAATACCTACAGATACAATAGTTATTTTTGAAACACAAACAGTAGCAGTTAGAACAGGAGGAACAGGAGGAGGTGCAAGGGGGGACTACAAAGCATGGTCGGAAGTAGGAGTAGCAATTAACAAATCAGGAGTATTAAGTATTGATAGTTCAAGAGATACAATCTCTAGTTCAGGTAGTGTTTCAGGGTGGGTTCCAACAGTAGGAGTTTCAGGAATAAAATTCTTACAACAAGTAAAGGGAGCAAATAATAGGGATATAATGTGGGCTACTACGATTAGACTTACACAAATTAAAACAGGAGTTGGACTTTAAAATAAAATAAAATGGCAGAGGAACTATATTTCAAAATAAATTCAGATGTATCAAGTGCTGTAAAAGGAACTAAAAGTTATGTGAACACTTTGGAAATGGCAGAAGGTAATGTTAAGGAATTAAACGAGGGTATAAAAGCTCAGAACGAACTGATACTTATACAAGAGCAAGAGCTATTAAAACTTGAAGAAGCTCAAAGCAAGATAGGTAAAAATGCTTGGAATGCAGGAGCTATAAAAAGGAAAGAAGATATACGGGAAAATACATTTGCGTTAAAACAAAATAGGCTTGGGTTAAAAGAATTAAAACAGGAACAAAAAAGTGCAACTTCACAAGTAAAGTCATTTAAAAAGGAACAAAAAGAAACATCAATAGGCTTAATAACAAATATTAAGAACTTTAAAGTAATGGGCTTTTCTATAAATGGATTGTCTAAGTCTTTTAAAGGTATAATACCTGCAATTAGATTAATGTTTACCTCAATAAAAGTAGGGATTGCAAGCACAGGGATTGGATTATTAGTAGTGGCATTGGGTGGTTTAGTAGCATGGTTTACACAAACCAAAGCAGGTTCTGAAGGGTTAAGTAAAGCTCTTATATCAACAGGGGCAGCAGTACAAGTATTTATTGACAGATATATTTCTTACTCGAAAATGATTTTCAATATTTTAACGTTGGATTGGGATGGCATTAGTAAAAATGGAAGTGAAGCGTTCAAGGGTTTAGGAGATGAGTTAGAAAGAGAGATAAAATTAGCAGGAGAATTAGCTGAAGCAACGAATACACTAACAGATAAGACACGAACTTTAAATGTAGAAACAGCACAAAGGAGGGCAGACATACAAGACCTGACAGAAAAATCTCAGGATTTAAATTTAACAGAGTCTGAAAGGTTAGCAGCACTAGAACAGGCAGGGGCTATTGAAAAGGATTTAATGGCTAGGAGGGTGGACAATGCAGAGGAAGCACTTAGAATACAGGTTGCACAAATGACTATGTCTGATAACATGGCAGCAGATTTGGATAAATTAGCAGATCTTGAAATTAACTTAGCAAATATAAGAAGGGAGTCATCTAAAACCTCAACAACACTTCTAAGGAAATCAAACGCAATACGAAAATCAGTAGCTGCAGAAGAAACTAGGAGGCAAAATGCATGGATAAGAAAACAGAATACAATCACGAGAGCTAATATAAAGTTAAAGGAAGAAGCAAACGAAATTTTATTCCAATTATCTTTAAGGAAAGAAATTAACGAGTCAACAGTAGAAAAAAGGATTTTAAGAAGGGCTAATGATGTAAAAAAGGAAATACTTGAAAAGAGTAAACTAGATGCAGATGATAAACGTAAAGCACTAAAAGCATTAAATGACCTGTTACTTTCAGATGAGTTAGCAATCACAGATAAATATGATGCGATAAAGAAAGCTAGAAGTAAAAAACTCACAAAAGAAATAAATGATTTAAACAATGAGAACTATTTACTGACTATTACAAAAGAAAGAACAAGATTAGACAAAGAACTAGCAGCTGAAGGAGCAGCAGAAATAAAGGCTCTTGATTTAAGGAAGTTAAGTTTAGAAGCAAAGGGAAAATTATCGCATGAAATACAAGAAAAATATAAAAAATTAAGACAAATAAATAAAGATGAGGAAGCTGCTGAAGATAAGCAGAGAGCAGATGAATTAGCAGCTTATAAGACAGAATTACTTGAGCAAGGGTTAGGAGTTGTAATGCAAGGTATTAAAATACAAGAACAAGCACTTACAAAGAGTTATAAAAAGGATATGAAATTAGCTGAGGCTAATGGTAAAAGTACAGAGAAAATAGAAAAGGATTATCAGGCTAAAATGGTAGCTAATGCAAAAAAACAAAAAGCAATGAAAATAGGCTTAGCAATAGTAGATACATATCAATCAGCTGTAGCAGCTTATAATAATGCCTTGGCTATACCGGTAGTAGGAACAGCTATGGCTCCAATAGCAGCGGGGTTGGCAGTAGCAGCAGGATTAGCGAATGTAGCTATGATACAAGGTACAGATGTAGGTGGTGGAGGTGGAGGTGGTGGTGGTGGAAGTGTAGGGGGTGGTGCTCCTGATGCAGCACCTCCTGCTCCTCAAATGATGTCAGGCTCATTCGATATTAGTGGAGGGGTAGAACCTGAACCTTTGAAAGCATTTGTTGTAACTGATGAGATGACTTCAAGTCAAGATCAACTTGCAAACATTAGAAGAAGGGCAACAATATAAATCAAATAAACCAACTTAATTTCTATTATATTAAAAAGACTTTATATGCCTTGCGAACAATGTGAAAACGGAAAATTTAAATGGGGGAAAACAGGAAGCTGTGAATATAACTCTATAGCTGAATGTGAAGAAGATAACAAAGACTATTATAATGATATGAAACCAACTAAAATTGTAGAGCTAATTATCAATGATGAAAATGAATCTCTTGCTATTGATTGTATTTCTTTAGTATCAGAACCTGCCATAGAAGAAAATCTAATTTTTATGAGTAAGGCAAAAAATAATTTAACCTTAGCTAAAATAGATACTGAGAAAAGGGAAATCATTTCTCCTGCATTAATCCCTGATAAGAATATATACAGGGTAGATGAAAATGGAGATGATTATTACGTTTACTTCAGTAAAGATACAGTAAAGAATTGTGCTTATAGTTTCTTAAAGAATAACAACCATCATAAAGCAACCTATCAGCATAAGGAAAGAGTTTCAGGAGTTTTAACAGTTGAGTCTTGGATTATAGAAAACCCTAAGATGGATAAGGCAAACCTTTATGGATTTGAATTAAAAAAAGGGACTTGGATGGTTAAGATGAAAATTGAAAATGATGAGCTTTGGGAAAAAGTAAAGAAAGGAGATATTAAAGGATTAAGCATAGAAGGCTACTTCACTTCAAAATATCAGGAGATGCAAAAAGCAAAACCAACTAATGAAGAAGTGTTAAAAGCATTGAACGAAATAATCACAAAATCAAACAAATAACTAACTAATCTATTATATTAAAAAAGAAACTATGGACATTAAAGAACAAATATTAGTAGCACTAGGACTTGACAAAGGTACTGCTGTGAAATTAGAATGGCAAGCAAAGTCAGATGATGGAACTATTTTCGTTTCAACAGCAGAAGAATTAGCTGAAGGGGTGGATGTAAGCGTTCTTACTGAGGACGGAACGACAATTTTATTGCCAATCGGAACTTATACTACTGATACAGGGGTAACTTTCAGAGTTGAAGAAGAAGGTATCGTTGCTGAAGTTTTAGAAACTGAAACTGAAGAAGAAGTAGAAGAAGAAGGAGCTCCTATGGAAGAAGATTTAGCTGAAGAAGCTGATGTAGCCGATTGGAAAGGGATGGAAAAAAGGATTCAAAACTTAGAGGATGCTGTAGCAGATCTAAAATCAGAATTAGCATCTGATGGTAAGGAAGAAAAAGATTGCCCTAATGGATATGATGATGATGGAAACTGTATTGAGGAAGAAGAATTATCTACACCTTCAGTAAACCCTAAAAGCATTAAGACAACTGAAGTAGTAGAGTTTGCAGTAGATACTACAGTAGAAGATTTAAAAGCTGAAAATGAATTGTTAAAAGCTGAGCTTAATGCAAAGCCATCTTCAGCACCTTTAGACACTAACAAGTTCAGTTCTGAAAGAGCAGAACCAACACAACAAGATTTCAGAAGAATGACAAAGCAAGAAAAATTCTTATATAACTTACATAAATAAAATAACTTAAAAAACAAAAAAAATGGCGTTAACTACAACATCAAACTTTGCAGGAAAAGCAGCAGGATTTTACATCTCAGCTGCGTTAAAAGCATCAAACTCGTTAGACTACCTAACACTGATAGAAAATATCAAATTTAAAAGTAATATCCAAGCTTTAAATCAAACTGTTGATACAGTTACGAATGCAGGATGTGATTTCGTATCAGTCGGAACATTAGCGTTAACTGAAAAGATATTAGAACCAAAAAACCTTCAAGTTAATCTTGACCTTTGCAAATCTACACTTCTTGACTCATGGGAAGCGTTACAAATGAGAGCAGGAGCAGGAGCACCACCACCTGCATCTTTTGATGACTATGTAATTTCTTACATGGGGGAAATCATTGCTGAAGCAACTGAAAATTCAATTTGGGATGGAACTGATGTGGCAGGGAAATTCAATGGCTTCAATGGAGCTGTAACAGGATTATTATTACCGGGTGTAGATGCTACTGTAGTACAAGATGCTGCAACAGGGGCATATACTGCTGCAAACATTATAGCTAACTTAGAAGCTGCAGTTGCGGCTATTCCTGCTGCAGTATTAGGAAAAGAAGATTTACATATTTACATGAACCAAAAAACTTACCAATTATATATTGCTGCAGTATCTACTTTAGGATATGTTAATGCTTACAATATGAATGGGGATTACATACCAATGTTTAATGGGTACAAGATTGCAGTATGTAACGGAATGACTGCAAATGAAGTTGTAATAGCTCAAAAATCTAATTTGTTCTTTGGAACTGACTTGGTTTCAGATGCTACAAAAATTACTTTGATGGACATGGCTTCTTTGGATGGATCAGACAATATGAGATTAGTTGCTAGATACTCTGCAGGAGTTCAGTCAGGAACAGGAGCTGATATTGTAAGACAATCATAATAAAAACAAAGAGGGGAGGTGTAAAAACTTCCCCACTTTATAACTTTTAAAACATAAAATATCATGGCATGTACGGCATTAACAAAAGGTAGAGGACTAGACTGTAACCGAGTTTCAGGTGGAGTAAAATACGTTTATTTCGCAGTCTTTGACCAAGTATTATCAACAACAGCAGGAACAGGAGCTGATGCAGGGAGTATTACAGAGATAAGTATGGCAACAGCACCTTCAGCAGCATCTTTATACCGATATACAGTCCCTAGAGGATCTACAACAGCAAATGAAGCTATTACAGGATCGACTGAAAACGGAACAATTTTTTACACTCCAACTGTTTCAATGGTTTTAAATAAATTAACTAAGGAAGATCAAAACGAAATTCGTTTATTAGGACAAACTCAGGTAATGGTATTCTGTCAAATGAATGCACAGATTGCAGGTACAGGAACTGATACAATTATTTGTATGGGGAGACAAAATGCAATGTCAATGAATGCAGGAACTGCTGATACCGGAGCTGCTTTTGGAGATAGAAATGGTTACACACTTACATTCGACGGTTTGGAAGCTGAACCTTTCTTGATGGTAAAAGATTACCCAATTGCAACAGGACCTTTCTCTGATGCAGGTTTAGGTGGAATTGCAATTCCAATTATAGCAGTATAATCACACTTGTAGTTTTAAATATATTCTTAAAGAGGGGAGTCAAATGACTTCCCTTTTTTTTATACCAAACAAAAACGGAACTTTTCTATTATATAGTAATGATACAAGCAATAACAGAAACTAACTTTACAGCGAATTTATCTACAGAAGATAACCGTATAGATACTTCAGTAGGGACAGACAAAATAAGATTTTTAATAAAATTTATTAATGACATGGATGGCTCTGTTTCATATTGCTACCCTACTATCACAATTAAAAATAGATATACCTCTATGCTTTTTACTTATAATTTAGCACCTGATATGTTTGCTAATCAAGTTAAAATGTTACCATCAGGAAGTTGGAAGTATGAGGTATATGAAGTTTCATGGATAGGTTCAGTAGTAGTTGCATTAGGAACAGCACCATCTACAGAAATAGAAGTTTTACCTGTATTAAATGATAATGGAGTAGTACAGGGAATTGTAACAAAAGGTAAATTAAACCTTTCAGACAAATCAGGAACAGGGCAGGTTCAATATACTCAACACCCTGAACCTGAAGAAACGAACACTATATACTACGGACAATAAAATAACAATATGAATAATTTACTTTCAATAAATTTAGGAACATCAACAGCACCAAAAATACAAGAGGTAAGGGGAAGGGAATACATAGAATATTCTGATGAAGATGGATTATGGAAAAATTTGTACCCTCAATTTTTAATTGACCTTTATTATTCTTCTTCTACACATTCGGCTATTATTAATTCAACAGCAGAGATGATAGCAGGGGAGGACTTGGTAGTAGATGAAGATGATACTAATTTAGAAGCGTATGTTAATTTAAAAAAGTTTCTTAGGCATGCAAATAGTAATGAGTCTTTACATCAGATAATTAAAAAGGTATCTTTTGATTTTAAATTACAGGGGGCTTATGCTTTACATGTAGTGTGGAATGTAGAAAGAACAGCTATAGTAGAACTGTTTCATGTTCCTGTTGAAAGGGTTAGAGCAGGCAGACCGAATGAATTTGGTAAAGTGGATACTTACTATATAAGTGCTGATTGGGGAAATACAAGAGCTAACAAGCCTTACCCTGTAGCAGCCTTTAATACAACAGATAGAACAGCAGGAAGTCAATTAATATATACAGGTTCTTATAGTCCTAATATGGACATCTACCACACACCTGATTACATAGCAGCAAATAATTGGGCTTTAATTGATTCTAAAGTATCAGAATTTCATCTTAATAATATCAACAATTCTTTTTCAGGCTCATACATGTTTTCCTTTAATAATGGAATACCTTTAGAAGATGAAAGGAATAAGATAGAAAGGGATATAACAGATAAATTTACATCAGCAAGCAACGCAGGGAAATTCTTACTTTCGTTCTCAGATGACAAGACTAGAGCACCTGAAGTACACCCTTTAAATACATCAGACTTATCAGACCAATACTTAACGCTTCAAGCTCTTTTAGTTCAGAATATTCTTACAGGACACAGAGTAACCTCTAAGACACTTTTAGGTATAGACTCAGACAATGGTTTCTCTAGCAATGCTGATGAGCTTTTGAATGCAGCAAATTTCTATCAAAATACTGTAATCAGACCTTTTCAACTAAACATCTTAGATACTTTACAATCTATTTTTTCAGTTAATCAAATAGACTTACCTGTAAGTTTTGTTCAATTAAAACCTATTACTATTCAATTTGACTCTGCTACTATTAGAGATGTAATGACTCAGGATGAAATACGAGAAGAACTAGGGTTAGCTCCATTAAAAGGAGAAGAACCTGTAGAAGTTAAAGAAGATTTGTCGGCAGAACAAAATAAGTTAGATTTATGGATTCAAGAATTTGGTGAAGATATGCCTGAAGAATGGGAACTAGTAGATGAAGAAGTGGTAGATGGAGAGCATAGGGACTTTAATTTTGAAGAAGTTTTAAATGAAATTGCAAATGATAAATTAGAGCTAGCTTCAGATGTAAAAGCTACACCGAACAAAAGAAGTAGTCAAGATGGAGTTAATAGGTCATACAATGATTTTTATAAGGTTAGATATGTTTATGCTACAGATAATTTCTTAACAAACAAATCAGGAACGAGTAGAGATTTTTGTAAGGACATGGTAGCTGCTAAAAAAATATATACTAAAGAAAATTTATCTAATGCAGATAGTCTGATCCTAAACAAAGGGTTCGGAATAGATGGAAAAGAACCTTATGATATATTTTTATTTAAAGGCGGACCTCAATGCAGACATTTCTTTTTAAGAAGAATTTATAAAACTTCTTTAAGGGGAGCAAAGAGTAAAATATCAGATAGCCAATTAATAGGATATACTAAGGCTAGGTCTGAGGGGTTCACAGCAGAAAGAAACGATAAGCTAGTAGCAATAGCTCCGCAAAGAATGAAAAATAACGGATACAATAAACCAAGATAATTATGCCTACAGGATATGTACTATTCATAAGTGAAATCAAGCTAAAAGACTCAACAGCCATTAACTTAAATGTTGATGTAGAATTACTACTTCCTTATGTACGCCAAGCACAAAAAGTGTATTGCGAGAGTAAGTTAGGGAGTAAACTTACACAAAAATTAAAAGATTTAATTATAGCAGGAACAGTTGGAAATGTAGGAAATGAATCTTATAAAACTTTACTTGATGACTACATTGGCGATATGCTTCCAAATTGGGGGCTGTATTTATTAGTACCTTTTTTACGTTTTAAAGTGGAGAATGGAAATATTTATTCAAAGACATCCGAAACAGGAACTGCCCTTAGCACAGAAGAAGCACAGCACTTTAGGGAAGAAATAAGAAACACTTCAGAATACTACACAGAACGAATGATAAGCTACATCACTAATAATCTTAGCTCATTTCCTGAGTACAGCACGAATACAGGTTCAGATGTAAACCCTTCAAAAAATGCTTACTTTAATGGATTACATATATAATGAAGAAACACTACAAACCAAAACAAATTAATATCACTAAATTAAAATCCTACTTGGATAAAAAGCCTAAAACAAATGAAAGAAGTACAAGACACAATACAGGTAGGAATAGTAAATAGTTCGGCTATATTTCTGAATGTTACAAATTGTAATGAAATTTTAACTTTTGTCAGTTTGGTTCTAGCAATATCTTATACAATATATAAATTTGTAAAATTTGAAGAAGAAAAATAGTATAGATCTCGTAATAATCCGAGATACATTCACAGATAAGAGTACAATTGGCGAACTCTTTTTGGATGGGGAAAGGCTCTGTGATACTTTAGAAAACCCTTGGCTAGACAATGCTAGGACTATTAGTTGTATTCCTGAAGGGGAATATTGTGTAAGGCTAAGGTATGCAAGGGAGTCAGGGACTAGGGACTACTTACACTTATTAGTCAAAGATGTTCCTAATAGAACATACATTCTTGTTCATATCGGAAATAAACCTGCTGACACAAGTGGATGCATCCTAGTGGGGTTGGGAAGTCAACAGGACTTTGTTAGTAACTCTAGGCTTGCTATGGACTTACTTATGAAAGAAATTATACATTTGGGGGGCGAAAACATAAATTTAATAATTAAAAAAAAAGTATCATGAAGAAATGGCTAATTTATCAGACACTGAAAAAGATGGTAACAAGTAAAAAATTCCTATATACAGTAGTGGGGATTATCGTACAACTATTAAGTGAAAAATGGGGAGTTGACCCTGAAGTATCACAAAACATTCTTTATTCTTTAGTAGCACTTGTAATCGGTCAAGGTATTGCTGATTCTAAAAAAGCATAGTTAAAAACTATGTCTATAAGGAATAATAGATACAGATTAAAACCTAGCGAGTTAGCCATCATTCAGAAAATGCGTGAGTCTGAAACTAGAAACATTCTAGTTATAGGAGATTTACATGAACCATTCTGTTTAGATGGTTACCTAGATTGGTGTTTAGAACAGTACGAAACCTTTAATTGCAACCAAGTTATATTTATAGGAGATATAATTGATGCTCATGGTTTCAGTTATCATGAACCTGATCCGGATGGAATGTCATCAGGGTTAGAGCTTGAAACGGCTATTAAGAAAATCGCTAAGTGGTATAAAGCATTCCCTGAAGCTGATGTTATGATAGGTAACCATGATAGAATGGCTAGTCGTAAGGCTATGTCAGGTGGTATTCCTGCAGCTTGGATTAGGTCTTACAATGAAGTCTTAGGAACTCCTGATTGGAATTGGTGTGAATCTATTATATATGATGACGTACTTTACGAACACGGAGAAGGGGGGCAGGCAGCAGCTAAGTCAAAAAACAATTTAATGTCTAGTGTTTGTGGGCATACTCATACACTAGCTTATGTACAATGGTTCGTTGGAAAACGGTTCAAAGTCTTTGGAATGCAAGTGGGATGTGGGGTGGACTCAACTACTTACGCAGCAGCATACGCAAAGAATTTTAAAAAACAATCTATAGGCTGTTCTGTAGTCCTTAACAATGGGACTCTACCAATCAACCTCTTAATGCCTTTATAGGTACACCCCTTTGCCTTTTAAGGCACTTTCTTTTCTTTTTAATACTAATATACTACACTTAACTTCTAATCTTTCCTAGAGTTAAAATCAATATTTATGATAATAAGTGTTTATAAGTTAGTTTAAAACATTAATTTTTGTATATTTGCAGTATGAAAACAATCAATATAGATACAATGAACTCACTAGAACAAAAATTATCAAACGAATTAACATTAAAAGGATTCTCTTTTACAGTTGGACAAGTTCAATTCGTAGCTAACTCAACTCATTGGATACTCCCTAAAGGAAAAACATTTAATCAATCTATGAGCGGCAGCTTTTACTTAGCTGAAATGGTTGAGAATTTCATTGACTTCTGTAACTTGACTAAATTTGAATCAGATTTTGCTTCACTATAATAATTAATAATGAAAAATCAAGAAAACATAATAACAATTAAAAACGACATGGTAATAAGCTACACCTATTAAAGATAGCTTAATTAAAACTCACAAAATGAAAAATTTTAAAATGAAGGAAGCAACAAGCAAACAGGAAGCTATTATTAGCTTGTTAGATGTACAAAATAATCAACCTATACTTTTACCTGACAATACAGTTTTAACTGAATACGGACTTAATTTATTAAAATTTCAAGTCGTTAGAGATTTATATATTAAAGTCAAATCAGCTTACTATAATTCTCAGGATAACTCAAAAAGATTTTAAGATGACAATACAAGATGCAGAATATTTAGAACATTCAACTTATGTAGATTATAATAAACCTCATTACTCTAAATTTATGGGCTACCAATTAGACAATAAAAAAGTAATGGCAGAGGAATGGTATTTAAAACCTCAATACTTATCTACAGGAATAAATACTTATGATAGGAAGTCAGGACATTTCAGTAACGACTTGAGCTATAACAACAGGTCAGTAATTGTAGTGGGAACTGAACTACAGAATTTTAGAAAATTTGAAGAAATGTTAAAGACTTATGGATGGCAATGTCAGGACTCTTGGGATAGAGAATTAAAACCTGAATACTTGGCATACTATAAAGAAAACAATAATTCACCAATAATAATAAATTTAATATAATGCCAATAGAAATGCAAGAAGAAAAACAAGATCTGATACACAAAAGAATGAATGATATAAATACATTCCAAGCACACGAAAATGAAGTTTATTTAAGAGGAACAGATGAGTACGGAAAAGACTTTCAAATAGTTTTCAGTGCTTTTGATTTTATAGAATGGATCGATACAGAGAACTTAGAATACATTAAAAAACAGGTCATTAAGTATATAGAAACAAAATAGTTGTTTATAAGTTAGTTTATATCAATAATTTTGAGTCTATTTGTAATATTAAAAGGTAAAAGCCACCACCATAAAGGGGCTAAATTAAAACAAAAAAAATGAAAACAGATATACTGAAGGAAAAATACATCAAATACAATCTTACAAAAGATGATGTATTCAAACATGCACACTATATAATTATAACAAGATCAGGAATAGATAAAATTCAAGCACTTGAGGGAATTACTATTGACTACGAGGTTATAAATTGCGAGAAAGATTTTTGTGTAGTAAAAGCAAATGCTAATAAGGCTGAAGCAAATATACAAACATTCGGATCAGCTTTAAAGGGATCAGGGTTTAAAGATGGAAATTGCAACTCATGGTATGTAATGGAGATGGCAGAAAAAAGAGCAATGAGCAGAGCAGTCTTAAAACTAACAGGCTTTTATGAGCTTGGAGTATTTGGGGAAGATGAAGCAGAAGATTTTAAAAGAAAATAAATTAATCAATAAAGACCTGCAAAAACAGGCAAAATAAAAGAATGGAAAAAAGAGCAGTAAAAATCAAATCAACAGAAGGTTTAGCACCTAATATTGCAAGCTACCTTAAAGGCAAATTATTTGTAGTGGGAGAGATGATACATGGGGAACAGTTACACTACATAGTAGAAAATAGTACAGGTATTAAATGCCAAGTCCCTTCAAAACAATGTGAATTAAAAACAACTAAAACAAAAAAAATAAAATAAAAATGGAAATAAAAGGAATACTATTAAAAAAACTTGACCTAGAAACAGGAATAAGCAAAGCAGGAAAAGAATGGGAAAAACAATCAATAGTTTTAGACATTGGGGGGGACTTCAATAATGAAGTTTGTATAAGTGCTTTCGGGGATAAAGTAAAACAAATTAGAGATAAAGAGATTGGAATGCATTTAACAATTCTTTGTAATGTTTATTCACGAGAATTTAAAGGTAAGTATTACAACTCAATAGATGGGTACCACTTTACAAATACATCTAATAAACCTGAAGAAATATCAGGAAGGGCATTAAATGTTCATTTTGAAGGGACTACACCTGAAGATTTACCATTTTAATATGAGTAAAGAAAAAACATTCATCAGTCTATGTAACCTCACTACTGAAATAGTGGGGTTGCCTATAGGCTCTTTGTCGTGTAAGTCAAGAAAACAAATATATCAAGTACCAAGAGCAGTAGTAAGTATTGTTGCTAGACTTGAAGAAAATGTTCATCAGACTATTATAGCAAAGGAATTAAAAAGACATAGAAGTAATATATATCATTATGAAAAAATGCATGTAGCAAACTATAAGAGCTTTAAAAAATACAGAGATCTATTTATTGAAGTATCAAAATCTTATGCAAGCATTAAAAAAAATAAACCTAAATTCAAAACAAAAAAAAGATTAAAAGCATTTCTTACTGAAAATAATATAAAGTCAAGCGAAACATTTCAGACTACATTAAATGTAAGGGTAGGTAATTTTGATGTGGATTTAAAATTAAGTTACAAGGACTTCTATAATGTAATTGAAATTATTAAATTTGCTCTCGCAGATTATGATTATGAATACAAAGTGATATGAAAAACCTTTTAAGCAGTACAGCTTTTATTATAATGAACAAAGAACTAGCAAGAAGGATAGGGTTAAAAGAGTCTATCTTGTTAGCAGACTTAATTAGTAAAGAGGAATACTTCATAAAAAATGGCACAATTAGTGAGGGGTGGTTTTTTAATACTGAAGCTAATATTGAAGCAGATACTACTCTTAACCCCTATCATCAGAGAAAGTGCCTTAAAACTCTTAGGAAGTATGAAATAATAGAAACTAAGCGTAAAGGAATACCTGCAAAACAATACTTTAAAATAAATGAATATAAAGTTATGCAAATTTTAAACAACTTGGTAGTTAAAGATTGCACAACTATTAATAAGAATAAAGAAATAAAAATAAATAATAATCTTATACTACAAAGGAGAGATGATTTTATTTTAGATGTAAGGTCGTTTGATTATGATAAAAATATTTTAGAAAGTTTTTTAGATTATTGGACAGAGCCTAACAAGTCAAACACTAAGATGAAATTTGAACTAAATAAAACTTGGAAAACAGCGTTAAGATTAAAAACGTGGGTAGCTAACCAAAAGAAATGGGATAAACCACAAGCTAGTAAAAATACAATGTCTAAATTAGATGCTCAAATTAATGAATGGAATAAAGCAAAAGAATTATTATGACAAAAGAAAAATTGTACGACCCTGTTTCATGTGGAACATTCAGGATGATGTTTGGTTTTAAGATGGCAAACATATACAAAATAAATAGAAACTATAAATACATAAAAGGAATAAAACAAACAGATAAAAATGATACTATTAAAAAAAGAAGAAATACAGACTCTCACAGTTAAAGTTTTAGATTTACTAGCAAAGACTTCTGTAGAGATAGGACATAGGTCTGATGCAAAGACTTTAGCGAGTCTGAGTAAGATATTTGCAGCAGACTTAATACAAGAAAAAAGATTTGGCAATATGACATGGAACCAAGTCCTAGATGCTTTTCATATAGGAGTAAGGTTTGGAAAAGATGAACCCTTTTTAAATATCAGAACTTTTTACAAGTGGGTTTATACCCATAAGAAAGTAATAGACGATGCCACTTATCAGACAGAAACTTTAAAGCAAAAGAATGTACTTTATTATCAAGAACCTATAAAACTTTTAAAATGAATTCAGCACACTTACAAATCGCTCACAGTATAAATAAATCTAATTTAGAAGTAATGGATTGGATGGAAAATTTTATGAACTATGTAGAAAAAGACAATTTAAAACTATATGAAAAGGCAAGAAAATATGCTGATAAATTAGAAAGTGAAAACAAAAAAAAAGAAGTAAGTCCTTGTTGTAAATCTGAATTTCATAATGATGACAAAAGTTCTTGCTGCTGCTCTCCAATGTCTGAAAAAGGAGGTAAAGTAAAACGATATAGTAGTGATGGTAAAATACCAAATAATGATTTCCAAAAAATAGAATTACCAAAATGGTTAGACAATATATTTGATAAGGAACATATCAATTTTGTAAATATATCTCCTAATCAATTAGAGATAGATTTTTTTGACAAAGGCTTTATAGTGGGCAATAGAGATATTAAAGCAGTTGAAAAGAAAGGTTATACTTTGGATAGTATAAACACTTTTGGAACAAGTGGAATAATGTTGGTATTTACTAAAAATAATTTTGCAAAAGGAGCAGGGATATGTTTTGATTGTCATGAGCATGCCGAACCATCAGAGGGCTACCTATGTCAAGAGTGTGAAGACTTTTTTGAAAACCCTATCAAAGAATGAAGTTTGAAAAGAAAATAAATAAGGATAGGGAAAAAAATGCTCTTAAAATATTTAGTAAAAAGTTTAATCTAACTTTTGCAAAACATCCTGAGTATGCACATATAGATGCAGTTCTTTATAATAATGGAAAAATAACAGGATTTGCAGAAGTAAAAGGAGTACATAAAAGTATAGAAGATGCAAGTGATGTAATAGTATCAATGAGGAAAATTGTCAGAGCTCAGATGCTACAAGTACAAACCAAAAAACCTGTTGCTATTATTTGGGCTTTTGATGACGGTATAGTTTATGAAAGGATAAACAATTTGAAAGGTATATTTTATTTTGGGGGTAGAGCAATAAGGGAAGGTAGTACATTTGACCAAGAAATGCTAGTGAAGGTATTAATTAAAAACTTAATACAATTATGAAGAAAAAATTAGTAGTAAGTTTTAGTGGTGGTGAAACATCAGCATTTTTAGCAAAATGGTTGATTGACTTC